TCGCTTTCCTCCGCTTCCCTTCGCTTTCCTCCGCCTCCCTCCGCTTTCCTTCGCTTTCCTCCGCCTCCCTTCGCTTTCCTCCGCTTCCCTCCGCCTCTCACCGCTTCCCTCCGCCTCTCACCGCTTCCCGACGCTTCCCTCCGCCTCCCTCCCGAAGTTTGATCCGTCACAGGGGAGCGGCGAAAACACCACGAAAAAACTTTCAAACTAATCTCGAAAAGCGGTTGATCCGTCTCAGATTTGTCCTATACTTGTTTTTATGAGAGGGAGGAAAGGTTCTTCCCCGACGAGGAAACGGAACGAAAGAAGGAACGAAATGAAAGAGTTTATCATTTGGGGACTGTCCCCGAAGAATCCTAATGAGGAGCAGCCCCTCCACACGCTCTGCAAGAGTTCACAGGAAGCGAAAGCAACTATTGAGATCCTCCGTGGCCACGGCTGCACGGAAATGCGAGTCCAGATCCTGGACTTGTCCGCTGATCCGGGAGAGTTGTTCAAAGGTTTGATCTAATCCCGGCGGGCCTCCGGGGATCTGAAGAAACAGGTCGAAAAAAACTTTCGAGAAAAACCGAAATAGGGTTGATTCGTTCCAGATTTGCTCTATACTTGTTTTTATGAGAGGGAGGAAAGGTTCTTCCCTCGGAGAGAAACGGAACGAAAGAAGGAACGAATGACCATCGAACAACTGCTCGACAGCAGAGAGGGCGAACGAGTGATCGCCGATCTCCGAGAAGTTCGGGACGACACAGAAGCGACCTTCGGAAGATACGACTCGACTGTCGTTGAAGGCTTCACCGTAGTCATCGGGGAAACGACTATCGAAATATCCACGGAATCGGTGGAATGGTTCGAAGAAGATGTCGCAAGAATCGCACTCCTTCTGATCGAAGGAGCCGAGATCGTCTCGATGGTCGCAAAGATCAAGGATGTCGGATAAACTCCAGCGTGCAAATCAACGCTGAACAACTTCAGAGAGCCGGAATCACTCTCACGAAGAAACAGAAAAGATTCCTCCGATCCTGGACGCCGAACCTCGCTTTGATCGGCGGCTTCGGTTCCGGGAAGACGCTACCGTTCTGCCTCAAAGCGATCTTGCTCTCACTCTACAACGGGGCCGGGTACGCCGGACTGATCGTTTCGCCGACTTACCAGATGTTTCAACGGGTGCTTCTCCCGACCCTTCGAGACGATCTGTTGATGAAACTCGGAAACGACGACGACGACGGCGATGGATCGCTCTGGGATCATTGCGTATATTCGCCATCGAAAATGTCTCTGACTTTCCCTTGGGGCGGGATTCTGTACTTCGGTTCCGCCGACAACCCGGCTCGACTCCGTGGTCTCAACCTCGCTTTCGTCGGCGTGGACGAGGCGACGACCGTTCGAGACTTCCCCGAACTCGCCATCTCTCTCACCTCCAGACTGCGACGAGCGAAGCCCGACCCGGTTTCGGGGAAACCGCTTTCTCAGTTTTTCGTATGTGGCACCCCTGAAGGACTCGATGCCGTCTACCAGAAATGGCAAAACCCGCCGATCGACGAATCGAAAGAGGCGGAATGGCGAGCGACTCACGAGATGATCCGAATGGCGACCATCGAAAATCCCGGCGTTCCCGACGACTTCATCGAAAGTCTCAAAACGACGCTCTCCGAGGATCAGGCGAAGGCGTACATCTACGGCGAACACATCGATGTCGGTCGAGGTCTGGCATATTACAACTTCAATCGAGAATCGAATCTTCGCCGAGAAGCGACCTACGACGAGAAATCAGATTTGCACTTATCTTGGGATTTTAATATTTCTCCCATGAGTTGTAGTGTACATCAGGTATACAAAGACGGTACAACGGGACTCTTGTCAACTATCGACGAGATCAGTCTCAACAAATCGAACACGAAGGAAGTTTGCGTCGAGTTCATTAATCGCTACGGTCCGGCGGGTCTGCGTCATGGTCGAGACATCTACATCTACGGCGATGCTTCCGCCGTCGTTGGCGTTTCGAACTTCGACGAGATCGAGGACTGGATCGCCCCGGCGTTCAACGGCGAGATTCATCGACGAGTTCCGAGGAAGAATCCACGACACACGAGTCGGCTGAAAGCGGCGAACGCTCTCCTCCGGAACGCAAACGGCGATGTCCGGTGGGTCATTCATCCTTCTTGCGGAATGTTGATTCGGGATCTCGTGTCGCAAGGACTTGACGAAAACCTCTCAAAGTTGAAGAATCAAAGAGCGACCGACGGATTGACGCTCGGTCACATGAGCGACACCGCCGACTACATCATCGACCGTGTTTTTCCGTACAAAAGGATTTCCCTCCGTGGAACGAAACAGTCTTCGATGACAGATTGGATGATAGTATGAGCCTCGGTTGGACTCTCAACGGAGCGGGATTGAACGCATCGGAGTTGAAGTTGCTCCAGGAACTGAAAACGGTTTCCTCGCTCAACAGAGACAAATGGTTGACCCTCGCTCGCCACTACAAACGAGAAGGTCGACTGGACAAGTGCGAGATCGCATATCTCGGAGCGAGATATTCTGATTACCAGGACAGAGATTTGATGCGAGAGTGGTTGGCGGTGTACACGCTGAACCGGGCTTCGACAGAGAAAAAGAGTCGAGACGAATTGTTAAAATCGGCTAATATGATAAACGAGGGACTCGCCGATGTGGTCGCAAACCCGGCACGAATTCTGGAGGAGGTTCAGCATTTGATCTTCGCTCTCGAAAAACCAGAAACGAGGGCTTGATGTCTTTGAGCAAACTTTCGAACGGAGATTTCTTCCCGTTACGGATCGACGGCGAATCGGAAACTTGGGAAGTGATCGACACGACAAACGAATCGAACATCCTGTCCTTGACGCTCAGACTCAGACCGGAACAGAATAGAACGACGATCCCGGCGATCGACGAAGCCGAATACAGGAGAACGCAAATGAACAAACCGCACCGATTGATTCTGACAAACATCCCGGACGGCTGGTTGCATGACTGAACAAGAACTGGTCAAAAGACTCGAAAATCGACATCCGATCTGGGAATCGAATCGTCAGGTGTGGGAAGAAATCCAGGATGTTCTATTCGATCATGTCAAAGACAACCTCGGAAAATACATCGAGCGAGGCGGCGACGAAAACATCCAGGACTATCAACGACGCCTTCGCTTCGCCAGATTCAAGGGCGAACTGTCTCCGATCCTTCACCGGATCGTCGGAGCGGTGACCTCCCGACCCCCATCGAGACCGAAGTCGATTACCTCGAAGTGGGGCGAGTTCATCGAGAATGTCGACGGGTGTCAAACTCACCTAGACCAGTTTCTCGAAGACAGACTGTTCGAGACGCTCGGATTCGGTGCGTCGGCGATCCTGATCGACCGACCGACGGTCAACGAAGACGGGTTCGTCGTCGAAACCACGAGCAAGAACTTCGAGCCGTCAGTCGAGGTTCGTCCAGTGGAAACGAACGATCTGGTAGCGGTCCCGTATCGGATCAGCCAGGTCGTCGACTGGAGCCTTGACCGTTGCGGCGAGTTCCATTGGGTCCGACTTTGCGAGGCACATCGACAATCCGTCGATGTCGAATCCGAAGTCGAGGAGATCGAAATATACCGAGAATTCGATCGTGCTGGTTGGCGGGTCTTCGAAGTGACTCAACAAAAGGGCGAAAGGAAGAAACGAGGGACGCTCGTCGGCGAGGGAACTCACGATCTCGGCATGGTTCCGTTGGTTATCATTTCGCTCCAAAAAGAAAAACCGATGTCGTTTTATTCTCCGATGAGATACGCCTACCACCACGATATCTCGAATTTCGTCGCCGACTGCGATCTTCAGTACGCTTCATGGCTCCACGCTCACCCGACCTTGATCGACTACGCAACGAGCGAAGAGAGTCAACGAATCTCGGTTGGGCCGGGAGCGACGATCCGAAGGAATCCGGAGTACAACGAGGATGCGAAGTATCTCGATTTCCCGAAAACGAACACCGACCAACTCAGATTGAACAAGATGGAAGCGGTCGATGGATTGAAGAGAATCAGCGGAATCGACCCTTTGAGCGGGTCGAACGATCCGCAAGCGGCTTCGGCGAGTGGTCGATCCAGGGCGATCAGTTTCTCGATCAGCGAAGAAAGACATCTTCGAAGAGCGGCGAAATCGTTGGCTCAGGCGGAACAGCGTCTCTTCGAGATCGCCGAACGGTGGGACATATCAGAGCGATCGGTTCCGCCGACCGAGCAGTTGATCTCCGATCGAGTCTCGTATCCTCAGATCTTCACATCTGCCGGGACCGAGGGACTGATCGAGCAGTGGTTGGCGACCCGTGACACGATCAACTCGGACACCTACGACAGAGAGATGCAGATCAAAATCATCGACTCCGCACTCGGGGACATATCCGCCGAGAAACGGGAAGAGATCCTCAAAGAGATCATCGAGAACGAGACCGTCGACGCCATGAAAGGGGTCTTCGGATCTCCGGAAGCGGTCGACGAAGCGGTGGGGACCGACGACTTCCTCGAAGCGACCAGAGAACAGGAATCCGTCGAAGAGGTCGTCGAGAAAGAAGATGCGGAATAACACTTGCGACGGGATCTCGTTTTTCTGTACTATATCGACATTGCTTCCGGCTTACCCGGTTCCTCGCCTCCTACGAGCGAGGGGAATTCTCGTAGGTTTCCGAGTTTGCGGCGGTTCCGCACTTTTCAAGGAGTGAGATGAAGAAAACGCTTTTAATGAATTTCGACTCGACTGTGATTTGTCGTGAAGACGACGAAGCAGACGATGCGGCGAACAAAGAAACCCCGAGAACGGTTTCCGAAACCGAGATGAATAAAATCATGGCGGCAAGGGAGAAAAAACTTCTCGGACAGTTTGAGAAACGCATCCAGGGAATGGGCTTTGCGAGTTCTGAGCAAGTCGACAAGTTGTTGCACGGTCTCGACGACAATCCGTCTGGAGCCGGGGAATCCTCGGGGAACCAGCAACAAATCGACGAAGCGAAGGACGATCACGCCTTGCCACCGGGAGTTCGTGCTGAACTTTCCAAACTCCACAAGCAGATGGGCAAAATGTCCGAGGACAACAAACGGCTCCAAGAAGCCGCAGAATCCAAAGACCATGCCATGCAAATGGAACGACGAAAGCACAACACGGAAGCACTCTTGTCAGCGGCAGGGGCAGTTCGACCCGAACAATGCTTCAAGATCATCAACGATCAAATCAAGAACGACGAAGAAATAGGCGACGCCATAACCGTGAAAACATTACACGGCGACGACCTCGTTCCGGTAAAAGACTTCATCGGCATTTTCAAAGAAGACAATCCGCACCTTTTCTCGACTCCGGCGAAATCCGGCAGCGGGGCAGGTAGCGGAAGTTCACCGAATTCCAAGTCGAGATTCACCTCCGAATCAATTCGAGATCAGAAACAGGGCGGAATGTCCTGGGAAGATTACGAAGAGAACCGGGAGAAGATCATCAGAGATTTGGAACAGAACAAAGGAAGTTGACATAGATGGCTTTTTCAACCGTTGACCTAGTATACCCGCCGGAGATCTGGGCGAGAGAATCTCTCCTCCTCCTCCAGGCATCGAATGTCGTGGCGAACCTCGTTCACCGTGACTTCGAAGATGAAGTCGCTCAACAGGGCGATGTCGTACACACTCGAACACCGCAGATGTTCACAGCGAACCCGCTGACGAACAACACTCAGATGACGATTCAGGCTCCGAAGGCGGAAGATCTCACCGTCGCCCTGAACAAGCATCAACACATCGCATTCGGGATCACCAGCAGGGACCAAGACACCTCGATCAAGAATCTGGTCGAAGAGTTCATGGAGCCAGCGGTCATTCCGATGGCCGAGAAGATCGACGCCGATCTCCTCAACAACACCGACGGACTCGGTTCCGGGACGACCGTCGTCGACACCGCCGTCGCAAAGGTCTCTCTTGCGGACTTCGCCGGAGTGCAGAAGCAGTTCATGGTGAACAAGGTTCCGACCGCTGCGACCGGAGGGGTTTCACGGCTCAACTGCGTCATGTCGCCGGACCACTACCACGAGGCTCTTCAGATCGGCGAGGTCATTCAGGCGAACACCGCCGGGATCAATCCACCTGCGATTCGGACGGGATACATCAACACGATCTTCGGGTTGAATCTGTATGTCGACCAGAATGTTCCTCAAGCGACCGACGGAGCGACTCCCGAGGTTCTCACCGATCAGTCGATCGCCTTCCACCGTAACGCTCTGACATTCGTCAGTCGTCCGCTGGAAGCGGTTGGCGGCGAGTTCGGCGTTCGTTCGGCTTCCGTGACGAAGGACGGAATCGGTCTCCGTGTGATGATGTCATATCAGCACACATACAGCCGTTGGCTCGTCTCGGTCGATCTGCTCTACGGGTACAAAGTGTTGAACAACAACATGATCGTCCGTCTCAGCGACGCCGGGAACTAATGGCTCGACGGTCTAAGAAGATCGGAAGCGGAGAGGTTACGCCAAGGCGTGACCTCTCCGTTTTTTTCAAATCGGTCACGGCGATGAAAAACGACAAAGAGGGACAGCGAGGAATCGTTCTCGGTTCCGGACCATCGATGAAGGACTTCGATCATCGACAACTCGACGATCCCGAACTCGTCACCGTCGCCATCAACGAAGAAGGACATCGGAACCTGGATCGTTTCGTGCCTGATTATTGGATCTTTTCGGATCTTTCTTTCCTCGACAGAATCGTCAAAAACAAATACAAACCAAACTCGAAAACTCAGATCGTGATGCACGACGAATGCGAGAAATGGATCTCGGAGAGGAATCTCGTCTTGCCGAAAACCGACTCCGTTCCGGCGATATTCAAAGGCTCGAAGAGACTTCGAAAGACTCGACCGTCGGAGTTCCCGATGAACAAGACCACGGCGACAGCGGCGATCTCGCTGTTGTTGTTGTTGGGCGTTCGAGATATGTGGCTCGGCGGCGTGGATCTCTGTTATCGGGAAGATGACTCGTATTATCTCGACAACGATCCTCGACGAAGACCGATCGTGCCGACCGAACGGAACTCGATGAAGATGGGCGGGGATATCCGTTGCACTCAACGGAACATCGAAATGATCGCCGACCTGACCGCTCTCAAAGAAGACCTCGAAGATCACAAATTCGAGGCGAGCGTGTTTCAGGGTTGTCTTTATTCTCCGATGTCTTGTTTCGGGAAATCCTCGTTCAAGCGATGGTTCAATGGCTGATCGGAAAGACGGAAAACCGAAACGAGGAACGGGAAAGGCTCTTCCGAGAACTCACACGGTCGACGATCTGATCGGAACGGTGAACAGGAGTCCGAAGTTGATCGAGGATCCGCTCTGGCCGATTCTGTTCAAACGAGGGGTTTGCGAGAATCGAGCATGGCACGACAAAGGGTTCCAGGAGTTGTTTCTTGCGACTGGTTGGAAAACAATGTCGTCGTCGACGATCGCCGTCAGCGGTCGAATCCCGGAACTTCATCGGCATTATTTCTTCATCGACTTCCCGTTGTCATACGCTCGATCGAGGGATCGCTACAGTCTTCAGTCGTGTCGACTTTATCTCGGAAGAATCGAGATGAAGAAATGTCGAAAAGCCCATCGATGTGGAATCGTCGACATCCGCTCCGAAAACCCGTTCCGACAAACCGCCGAGGGGGAAATGGGGAAGGGAGGAAAGTATTTTCAGAGAAAAAGAGAAGAGGACAAGCGATCAGGAAGTATCGTCGACCTGGAACTTGTCGTCGAAGAGATCTGCGAGTGTTTCAACGAAGAGGGGCGAGATCATGAGGGAACTATCTTTCTGTATCACCGAGGCTGAAGAGATCCGGGACGCCGCTGTCGGAGAAACGGTTTCGATCGTATTTCCGGGGACAAGCGTCGAAGGTCTCGATCTCGGTCGACTGGACCAAACGACGACGATCACGATGAACGAGATGATCGGTCGAATTTGTGCCGATTACACGATCATCGTCAACGAACGAGCGTTGGAATCGACTATGTTGTATTTCAGATACAGAGCGGAAACGAATCTGGTCATATCGTCGGTAGTTGCGGAACGGTTGGATCGAAATCCTCCGATCGACTATCGGAGCGGACTGAACGCCGCAGAGTTGACCGAGAATCTCGACGGCGTGACTTTCTGGAACGACTGGTCTTCGGAGCGATCGGTTTCGACGGTCGCTCTCGATTTGGCGAAATGGCTCGGAGCGAATCGTGTCGATCTGTACGGTTTGGACCTGTGTTCCCCGGTCGCACGGACTCACGCCTACGGTGTGAGAACTGCGAGGGACAGGGACGGCATCGAAGTTTCTCCCGGTCTGTATCAGTTCGACGGCTGGAAACGAGTTCAACGAGAAATCGAAGAAGCGGCGGCCACGATGAGATGGGGAAAAATGAAAATCTGCAACCGTTCGGAGATATCCGTTCTGGATTGCTTCTCGAAAGGATGCGACGAATGACGAAAAGACCGATTGCGATGGCTTTGACGAAAGAATCGAAGAGGGTTGCGGTTCTCTGGATTTCCTCCGACGGTGCGAGATCTCTCACGGTGGCAGAAGACGGTCAGACCGCCCTCACGGCGACGCTGGACCTTCGGATCGTCGATCCGGTCCCGAGAGTCAACGAGACGGAACGAGAAGACCAGGAGCGACGAGAGGCCGTTTCCCGTTTGAGCAAGAAATGAAGTCGAAGAGCCGAATCGTTCGACAAGTGTGGCCGACGAAAGTCGTCGAGTTCGACGGTTTCCGAGCGGAATGGAGCGAGGACTTCCAAGCCTGGACGATCCAGTTCCAGGACGAGGCGATCGTTTTGCATCACGACGAAAAATCGAATCATGCTCCGTCGGAACCGACTCGACTGTACGAGACGGATGAAAAACTTTCGAGAAAACTTCGAAAACAGGGTTGACCCGTCTCAGATTTGCTCTATACTTGTTTTTATGAGAGGGAGGAAAGGTTCTTCCCTCGAAGAGAAAACGAAACGAAAGAGAGAACGAAAATGGAAATCACTCCGAAACATATCAGAGCAATCATCGAGAAGAGCAACGACAAAAAAACAACCGCCAAGAAACTCGCTCAAGGGGTGAGAGATTCCGGTCTCAGCGGCGATGCGTTGAACAATGTTCTTTTCATGATCGAATATTTCGCAAACCCGGAGTTCAAAGTTTCTTTCCGGAAAACAGTTTTTAATCTTCTGAAAAACTGAAAAACGGGTTGACTCTTTCCAGATTTGCCCTATACTTGTTTTTATGAGAGGGAGGAAAGGTTCTTCCCTCGAAAACGAAAGAAGGAAACAAAATGACGAACCAAGAAAACGAAGTTCAAACGGGCGAGATCAAAGCGACTCGGCTGGGAAAACCGATCACGCTGACCGTCGAAGTGAGGACTTGTGGAGATGCTCCTCTCCATGTTCGCAAAGTGAATGGCAAACCGTTGTACGGAACAACGGGGTACATTCGCAAGTTCAACGGAGAGATCACGATCGGGAACTACTCAGGCAGAGATATCATTCTTGACAAGGTTCAAGGACTTGAAGAGTTCTGTGATATCGCCGCCGTCACCGAGGCGAACAGGGAACTCTGGATCAACGGTTACCCGCCGAACAAGCAGCCGAAGTAACGAACCAAACCAAGCCGGGGAGGGGAGCCGATCCTCTCCCCGGTTCGGTTTCGTCGAATCCCTGGATGTGCGATGCAATTTTCTGAAATGACAATTCACGCCTAAGTTCAACAGGAACAAGGCTTTCCGGTCGATTTCTCATTTCAGAAAATTGCATCGTACCTCCGGGGATCTGAAGAAACAGGTCGAAAATAACTTTCGAGAAACTTCCGAAATAGGGTTGACCCGTCTCAGATTTGCTCTATACTTGTTTTTATGAGAGGGAGGAAAGGTTCTTCCCTCGAAGAGAAAACGAAAGAAGGAACAACATGACAACCACCGAAACGCCCCGAGGAACTAAAGTCGAGACCGTCGGAGAAGTGATCGCCGGAGAAGAGTTCGGCAACATTTACAACTACGACTTCACCGGAACGGTCGTCGTCGACGGTTGGGACTCGATCGGATCTCAAGCGAAGCCCTCCGGGTACTCGGAGGAGTTCGGATTCGATTTCTACCTCGACTCCCCAAGCATCAAAGTCGAGTACGCCGTGAACTTGCGGATCACTGGTCGGAAGATTCAGAACGGGTCGAGTCGCCCCCGGATTCGCTGTCAGATCGAGATTCTCCCCGGCGACGGCCCGAGCGTTTTCCTCGGAGGGTGGTTGATGCTCAAGACCCGGTAAGCGGTTGAATCGAAACGGACCTCGGGTAGACTCCGGACGGAACGGAGTCTGCTCGATGTCCCAATTCAACATCCTGTCCTGGGTCGACGAATCTCGGAAATGTGGATCGCTGTTGAAAGTGAAAAAAACGGATCTGTATGATCGAGTCGACAAGATCCGATCCGGTCGAAAACGGTTCTTGCGGTGTTTCGGAGCGTGTCGAGAGGCGGGTTCGTGGATTTGGGTTCCGTACACGGTGACCCTGACGAAAGCGACGGTCAGCAGGAACAGTTCGAGCGGGTTCAAACTCAACGGGGAACCCGACGAGATTTTCTCGCTCGCCGACAAGGTTCCGAGATTCAAACGATTCCGAATATATGGCTGGCACGACGGCTCCGATGTCGAGTTCAAAACGGATTGTCCGAACCTGGATCAAGTCATCGCCACCGTTCGGATTCTCGGGAAACGAGTTCGAGCAGGTCTCGACGAAGGCGAACTGAAGATCTCGTAGCGTCATCGGTGATCGAGTTCGTCAGCCGTCCGCATCCCGACGCATCCCGACGCATCCCGACGCATCCCTCCGCATCCCTCCGCCTCTCACCGCTTCCCTCCGCTTCTCACCGCTTCCCTCCGCTTCTCACCGCTTCCCTCCGCCTCTCACCGCTTCCCTAAGTTCCCGTTTCGGGATTTCCGAGTTCTCGCCATTTCGTCGAATCTGGTCAAAAAAAGAGCCTGTCATTCAGATCCCCGGCTGGTGGAAACGATTTTCTGAAATGAGAATTACAGCCTAAGTTCAACAGAGACAACGCTTTAAGGTCGATTTCTCATTTCAGAAAATTGCATCGCACCTCCGGCGATCTGAAGAAACAGGTCGAAACCGACCGAAACCGACCGAAACCGACCGGAAAAAACTTTCGAGAAACTTCCGAAATAGGGTTGACCCGTCTCAGATTTGCTCTATACTTGTTTTTATGAGAGGGAGGAAAGGTTCTTCCCTCAACGAGAAACAGAAACGAAAGAAGGAACACAATGTTGGAACAAAGAGATTACAAGCCGAATCACAAAATGATCGTCGCAACCGCTCTCGTCGAGGGCACCGAGGTGTCTTTCCCCGATCACTGGGTCACCGTCATCAACGGCGTATCGGTCGCAACCACTACCGTCGCCGAAGCGATCGCTGACGGTGTGAGTCTCACGGAGTTGCTTGCCACTCCGTGGAGGATCAACTACCGATCGACTAATCGAGGCTAGACCACGAGAAACGGAAACGAAAGAAGGAACACCAAGCCGGGGAGGGGAGTCGATCCTCTCCCCGGCTTGGTTGCTTTCAGTGGCAGGAGGACAACTAGGCGATGAAGCAAAGAAACACGACTCTATCTTCGCTGGCAGGGACTCGATGTTCGACATCGCTGCTGTGGATCACGAGGTCGAGGTAATTGTGGATCTTCGAGCCGTCCCGGTATTCGATGTAGCCGACATCGCCCCGGTCTCGGAGCAGAATCGAGCAACCCCATCGACACCATCTGATGTCCTGGAAGCCGGGTTTGTCTTCGGCACCGATATCGCAGTGCCAGTCGTGACCCGTCTTCCGTCCTCCGATCAGAGCGTAGGACGGCGACCGCCACGAGACCGCCCCGACGACCTCTTCGACCGCTGCCTTGATCTTGTCGAGGACCGAGTGTCCAACGACGGAGATCGCAGGAAGTCGACCAGAGATCAGGCTCTCGGCTTCGTCGGCGGTGATGATGTTTTTCGTGACGGATCGCATGATTCCTCGATCTTCGCAGAGAATCGACCCGTCCTCAAGTCGAAAAAAACTTTCGAGAAACTTCCGAAATGGGGTTGACCCGTTCCAGATTTGCCCTATACTTGTTTATATAAGAGAGAGGAAAGGAACAACATGAAAATCACAACGAAACGAATCAGCCTCGAAGAGACAAAGAACCAAGCGAGGAAAGCGGGAGTCACCGAGGAGAACATCGCCGAGTGGTTCCCCGGGCAGTGGCTCGAAGGAGAATACCAAGTCGTCAGGAATGGCGAGGTCATCGGGATCGTCAAGCGAGTCGACGGGGAAGGCATGATGCCCACGAAATGGTACACCTTCGAAGCCGACGACGAAGATCAACAGTCGCCGAGGGCGGACGGATACGACACGAAGAAGGAAGCGGTCGAGTCCTTCGTGGAGGGAGAGTAACGGGCGGCGGACCGACCGCTTCCCTCCGCTTCCCTCCGCCTCTCACCGCCTCTCACCGCTTCCCTCCGCATCCACCCGCTTCCCGTCGCATCCACCCGCTTCCCTCCGCATCCACCCGCATCCACCCGCTTCCCGTCGCATCCACCCGCTTCCTCCCGCTTCCCGTCGCATCCACCCGCTTCCTCCCGCTTCCCGTCGCATCCACCCGCTTCCC